TCTCTGGTCTCGCCCGTTTCATGTCCCGGCCTCCATCCCGTCGAGCTTCTCCTCAATCTCACCGAGGGCCGACTCAAGAACGACGGTCAACTTCTCCTCCTCCTTCTTGAGCTTCTCCAGCTTCTTCAATCCGTCCTCGGCGGATTTGATTCCATGGTCATCCTTGAGCCGGCGGAGTATCTCATCCTTCCGGCCCTCGGCTTGGGCCTTGTTCTCCCGAGCATCCACGACCCGCTTCTTGAGACCTTCCAATTCTTCGACTAGGTCGCTCATGGCCTCCTCCTATGGGATGGGTCTGGAGTATCCATCCTTCCCAAATCCATCCCCCGGACATCATCCACGTTATCTTCCCGGAGCCTCTTCAGGAAGAACACATTGAAGTTCATGGAGTCCAGCGCCTGCCTCTCGGCATTCTCAATATCCCCGGCGGCATAGAAGTCAAAGGCCGACATCATATTATATTTGGCTCGGTCGGCTATCTGGCCCATTGGCATCCTCTGCCATGATGGTTCCTTCTCCTTGTTCTTTTCGAGCCGGACCTTCAGTCTATCACCGAGGCTCTTGATAAATGGGACGACCATCATGGCCGCTGTGCTTAGGTCGATTCCTACATCTGGTCCGTTCATTTTTCTGCCTCCTCGCTCCAGCATTTATGGCACAGGTCTTCATCCTCTTCATTCCTGAACCAGTCATTGAATTTGTTGATGATGAGCTTCTTGCAATAGTCGCAATGGACTATTGCTTTTATCCCTTTCCACTCGACGGTCATTCCAGAACCTCCAGCAAGATTTCCTCAACGGGTTGGGTTATCTTGTTCTTCTTGATATGGCGAAGCACATTCTCCCGGAAGCTCAGGTCAAGGTCGACCTCCCCCTCCAGATATTTGACGAAGTTCTGGATGCGCTCATCCCGGTCGCCCTTGATATCGATATGCTCCCGGGTGACCACCCCTTGGGCATGGGGGATGATGACTCGCTCGATATCATTCTCCTCGGCGAACCAGAGATAGCAACATGGCTCATGGTCCATCTGCTTAGCGGTCGACCTCATCAGGGAACCGGGATTGACCAAGAGCTGGTTGATATCTGAGTCATAGGAGATGAAGGTCTCATGATTGTCCCCGGTCAGGATGAGGTCAAATCCCTTCATTGTGCTCATCAAGGATTCGACATTTCCTCCATCGATATCCGCTCCGGGATAGGGGGGCTTGCTGAGATAAGTCATCCGGTGGATGAGAGCGATAACTCTTTTGTATCCACCCTTCCTCCTTGGAAATTCCATCGGCTTGCTTCCCCACGGGAACCCCTCGACTCGGATGTCATCTTCGATATGGCAGAATCCATCATTCTTCAAGACATTGATATGCCATGTCTCCTCAAGGAGAGCGAGGGAGGAAAGATGATAGAGGTCGAGGTTGTGCTGGGGGAGGTCATGTTGACCAGGAACGCAGATGTAATTTTCCACCAGCTTGATGAGTTCGGTCATGAGCCATTGCTCCCCCTTCCCCAGATACCACCTGTCCATGAAATCCCCCGGCTGGAGGACCGGGCATCCATGCTGGGCTTGGAGGGAGCGGATGAAGTAGAGCTTGGCGAAGAGGGCCGCCCCGAAATCATCCGTCCGACAGATGGGCTGGCGGAGGGTGGAATGGATATCCCCGACGAGGATGGCATCAGCCTTCCTGAGTTCGGTCGGGTCTTGTTTCTTCCTTGGGTCGACAGATGTCCCTTCCAATAAATGGCCAGCGAAGGGAGTGCTACTCGGGGGATTTTTTCTGGCCATCACCAGACCTTCAATCCGTTCTGGTGATTCAGCCAAGTCACCCCCGCCTCAATCCCCGCCACAAAAGCGATGAAGACATACTCCAAGGGATAGGGCAGGAAGTGGAAGGCCACAAAGATAATAATCAGGCAAACTGAGAAATAGGCGGCGACCCTTTTCTTGGTGGGATGCCTTCCCATTATGTTGTTGACTTCCCAATGCCTGTTGGGATTCTCTACTATCATTATCGTTTGCTTCCAGTCGATAATGTGCAGAATGAGATAGGGTAAAAAAGCTAAGTATTTCATTAGAACCTCCCTGCCGGCCACGGCTTGTCCCAAGTCTCCACCCGGGTTCGGTATCTGGCCTTCAGCTCTTTGACGAATCCAGCCAGCTCCGCCATATTATCAAAGTGGGCGGGGACATGTCGAATCTGCCCGCCCTTCAGATGAGAGTAAATCAGAATCATGTGGGGGGATTTGAAATGGACATCGACCCCGATGCTGACCAAGTCGGAGTGGAGCTTTTGCATGACCGCAATCTCATGGGCCATGCTCTGGAGCCCGAGCCATTTGAGGATTCTTTTCTTCAGCCAGTTCATTTCTTCTCCTTCATTGTTTCGTCAATCCTGTCTAATATCCGCTCAAGGGCGAGGGCGATGCGCTCCAAGTATAATTCTACCTGATGTAATTCCATCACTCCAACTCCTTCGCCTTCATCAACCAGTCGGGGACTTCGAGTTCGACCTCATCCCCATCCCCGACGCTGAGCGTTCCGGGAATCTCAATCTGTGACATGGGGAACCATTTGTTTCCCCCGCCCTTCTGAATCTTCCCATCCATGTCCTCAAATTCTTGGACCTCGACGAGGATGGCTTTCGGAGTTATCTTCTCCACCACCCCCTTGGCATATCTCATTTTCGGTTCCGGTTTATTAGCCACAATCACAACTCCTTTCACAGAGGGGGCAGGCATCTGGCATCAGCTCATCGAACCTTCCCTGCTCCTCCAGTATGATTTCCTCCATCTCGACGACCTTGGACTCATTATATTCCAGATTGGTGAGAGCCACTTCAATTTGATGTCGAGCCCTCCGGACTTCCTGATATCGCTCTACCTCCTTCAGAGGAAGGGCCACATCAGCGATTTCCGCCCAGTACATCGCCTCCCTCTCATAATCATCGGCCCTCTCCCTCAAATCGGATATCAATTCGATGTCGGCGATTATTTCAGCATGGAACTTTGCCTCATCCATCAGGTGTCCGATATTGATTTTGTCAAGGGGCTGGAGCCGTTCAATTTCCCTCTCCGTCCCGGCGAGCTGGGAGAGGGCGAGGTTGATGCTCACCTGGTCGGACCGAACCTGATTCGCCCGACGACTCATTCCCTCCCAGACAGCGAGCTTTCCGTCCAGCTCATCCAGACCTTCGAAGAGTTCCAGTGCCTCCTCCGCCTCAATCAGTTCGCCCTGCTTGATGCCCAGATATGTGGAGACCTTCCGGGCGAGGGAGTTGATGTTCGACATGGAGGAATCAATGTCCTCCAGCCGGGCGACCCTGTTAAGGATTCGCCCGACATCTGAGGGAGAGAGGGAGAGGAGGAAAGGAGCATCATGTTGCCATTGGGCATTGATGTCCGGGTCGAGATTTATATCCTTGGCAATCTCCGAGGGGACATCCCGGCCGACCTTATCAAAGGTTTGGCCCTTGGCTTGGTATTGGTTCTTGGATTTCGTCCGGGAGCGGACTATCCCCCGGTTGTCCAGAATCAGGGCGACCTCGGATTTGCCATCGCTCCAATGGGAGATGAGTTCTTTTCCCTGTGGATGATTCTCGACGACCCACCGGATGGCTCTCAGGATGGAGGACTTCCCGGAGTCGCTCGGACCCACGATGACATTGACCCCATCCGAGAAGGTGAGCAGGGAGTTCTCGTGGCTCTGGAAATTCTTGAGGTGTACTGACTTAATCATTGTGCCTTCTCCTCTCCTCATCCTCCTGCTCAATCTCCCGGTGGACTTTGTGAATTTCGACCTGCCCCCTCATCCAGATTGCAGTATTTATGAACCAGCCACTGATATCCCAACTGATTCGATGCAGGACGGTTACCCCTAGAGTCAGGATGGCGAACGGAATCCACATCAGGAAGAGGATGAGAGCCATGATGGCATAGTAGAGATTCTTCATATCTTGGTCACCCAGTTCGGGGTGAATCCCTGTCGGAAATTTACATCCGACATTCTGTCCCCACCCTTCTGAGCGGGGGAGTTCAGGCAGGGGGCAAAGTTGCAATAGACGTAGTTCCATCTGCCGGGGGTCTTCTTCCCATCCTCTTCCCGGGCATCGGTCACTCGGACCTTCCCTCCGCAAGCGGCGCATCTCCATCCTTTGACTATCCGGCTCATCCGATTTCTCCTTTAATCCAGAGGAGACCAAACCGAGCCATGTGAAGAGCATCGGCTTTCCCCCCATCCGCTTTGTACTTCAAAGATATCCCCGGAAATAATCTCCGGGCCATCTCAAGACTGGCATTGGCTTTGTCCTTATCCTTCTTGGTCGCCGAGTCGAAGCAGGCTCCTCTCCACTTGGCGGCTGATACCAAGATGTAGGGAATCTCATGGGCCGCCAGCAATCCCTCCCATGCTCCGAAGTTCATCCCGAAGGTCATGGCAGAGGGAGTCCCCATCGATGGCATGGTGTGAATCTTTTCGATGACTGCTATCTGGGGCATCCCGGCTTTATTCATCCATTTATTCAGGAGGGCCGCGCAGGATGGGGTATCCCCCGGATATCTGAAAGCCCGTGCGACTGACAAGTCTGTTCTCAGGAAGGCGATGGCCCCGGTCTTCCCCGGGTCGATTCCGATGACATATTCCATTAGAACCTCCCCTTCCTTCCGAGCCTGAGCGAGTCCTCAATCTCCCGCCAGCGCTTTCCGATTATCTTCCGGATTCTCTTCTCCAGTCCCTTCTCTTCGATATGGGCGATGAGCTTGGCTTTCGCCAGCGACTCCTTCAATCCCAGACCCTTTGCATCTATCTTCTTTTTGCCGGGCCAGAAGTCTTCATCATTCAGCCAGTCAATCATTCCCCCGATATCATCAATGCCGTAGTCAGGGAATGTCTCAAACTCCACCTGCCTCTGCTTCCCGGTATATTTATTCTTGTCGACTTTGACCACCGTGCCCGCTCCGATGATTCTTTTCTTTTTGTTCTTCGTGACTGTCAGATTTCCAGACTTTGCCAACCACATAATGATGGAGGAATAGAATTCAAGGGCGCGTCCCCCGGAGCGGGTCTTCTTCTTGAAGGATAGCGGGTTGATATTGTCACGGGTCTGGCTGATTACGATAAGTAGGGAGCCAGTCTTCTTCAGCTCTTTGATGATGGTCCGGAACATCTCGGACATCTTTTTCGCCTTCTCCATCTTGTACGAGCCTTTGATTTCCTTCCCCTCTTCACGGGCTTTGATTTCCGCATCCACCCTAGCCTGTTCATCCTCGCTGGTCAAGGCGTCAAGGGAGTCGAGAATATAGACACATGGTCCCCCCTCCCTGAGTGCCCGGAGGATGTGGAAGATGAACTCCTCGATGGTCTCTGAGAACGGGAAGTCCTCATCATCTCCTGGCGACTCTATCCGGTCGACCAGAGCTTGTCCAAAGAGCTTCCCCATGCTGAAGGCATTGGCGGCTTCAGCGTCGTCATATATGAGCCGCCAATCATCGTAGTCCTCATCCCTCGCCATCTCCGCCAGACCAGATAGAGCGAGGATGGTTTTGCCTGAATGGGAATCCCCGATGATGTTGACTACTGAGCCGGGACGATACCCATGCTGATGGTCATCCGCCAGACCCAGATTGAGGGTCGTCAGTCCGGTCGGGATTGTGGCTTTCTTTTCCTCCTGCTCTACCGGAGTCCGGGCGCTCTCCTTGACCTGATTGGCCGCTTCCTTCAAATCCTGCCTCGCCATTTGTCACCTTCCCTGTAGTTAGAAATTCAATGAGCTTGTCCTCATCGACAAGCCACTCTCCTCCCGGCCCTCCAAGCTGGTGTCCTATCTTATGCTTCTTGCACCAATTGATGAGGGTCTTCCGAGTCCGGGAAGTTCCGAAAGCCTCAATCCTTTGCATGGCTTTATGTATGCTCAGATATTTCTTCATTTGTCTCTCCCTTTCTGAAGGATGGGCCGCCGGTTTTCGGGGGTGGGTAATTAGGCCACCCGTCCGGGCTTTCACCGGAATGTCGGGACCGGAGTCCACCATAGGCCGCTCGTCACGACCCATCCATCAGAAAGAGCCGGTCTCTCCCGGCTGTCACGCCTGATTCCATCCGGGCCAATTCCCGGATGGCTATGCACAAGGCTGGCGTTCACCTCTGGGGGTGGGTTATTCTTTGGCGTCGAAGCAGGATTCCCACTTCGGGCAATCATCGCACTCCGGATGCTCATCGCAGTCGGCGCCGAAGTCATAACCCTCAGGGCATTCCCCTTTTCCGCTCTTCTTGTCCTTCTTCTTCTTGTCCTTCTTGTCCTTCTTGCCGGGCTTCTCTTCCGGCTCGTCCTCCGGTTCCGGGTCGTCCCCATCCTCCGGGTCATCCTCGGCTTCCGCAAGAATGAGTTCCCTCAATTCTTCAAGGGCATCTTCATCATCCTTCGCCGCCTTCTTCCGCATCTTCTTGGGGATATCGATGTCGTTCTCATCCGCGTACTCAATGAGTTCATCCCCGTCCATCTCGTCGAGGTCGACTTCCCCTTCCGGGCCATCCCCATCAGCGTCGTCAGCTTCCTCGCCTTCCTCGGGTGAATCAGAATCACCCTCATCATTATCTCCGCCATCTTCGCCATCGTCGTCATCCTCCGGCTCTTCTTCTTTCTTCCTCCCTCTTCCCCTTCGGGGTGTATCTTCCGGCTCATCTCCATCATCCCCAGCATCGCCGTCTTCGTCGAGGTCTTCTTCATCAACATGATGGAAGAGCGCGAAGATTTTGTTGTATGGGAGTTCGATGATGCAATCCGACAGATTGATTCCGAAAGCCTGCTCGACCAGGTCATCATCGAGGTCTTTCTTCCGGTCGACGAATTTGATTGAACCGGCGGAGATGATTGTGAACTTTCCAATCTTCTCCATGACCCAACGGACTCTCAGGTCGACGCTATCCTCCGGGATGAAGAACACCTTGTCCTCATCTTCTTCGTCGATATCTTCAATCTCAATACCGAGCTGTTTCCCGAAGAGGTGATGCGAGATATCCAAGAGCCTCAGTTCATCATCAATGGTGACGAGGAAGAGGGCTCGGCTGGAAGGCATCAGGGGTTTGATTTCCTTCTCCCAGTCGGCTTGCTCGGACTGGAGCTTGGCCCGCTCTTCACAGACAGGGCATGCCTTGCCGAAGGTTTTCCTCAGGCAAGTGACCCATGCTGATTCCGGACCGATGTCCCGGTGGATGGCGAAGGGCAGGTACCATGCATCCATTCCGGGGTCCTTGTCCAGAATTTCCAGCCCTCGGTCCTTCTGGATTTCGAAGGGGAGGATACCAAAGACCTGGCGGCCCTCCTCTGGTTTATAGATGGTCACTCCATCCGGAAGTTTCACGGTGGAGCTTTGGGTCGATTGACCGGCCTTCTTTGAATCCTCCTTCGCCTGGCGGATTCGCTCGGCTCGGTCGACCCCTCGGGTCTTCTTTCCTTTCTTTCCTTTTTTATCTCGTGCCATGTTTTCTATTCCTCCTTTTCCCGTCTGGACCGCATGCGGTCTGTTTTATCTCCGGCTTTCTTCAAAGTTTTTTCAACCGCCTTCCCGGTGTATCCTTCTTCCGGGTCTCTGGGCGAACCGAAGTATCCCGCCAGATGAAGTCGGACCAGATTCTCAAGTGCGTCCTTCCTCATCCGGAAAGCGCTGGTAGCATTCATCAACAAGTCCCGGGTATTCTCCGCGTCGATGAGCGCTTCCTTGGCTCCCATATAATCCGGGTCGGTCCGGTAGTAAGCTTCAATCTGCTGGCCGGTCGGTTTTGCGGAGAGGTCAGAGTATTCACCCCGAGCGGCCTTCATGATGATTTCGCTCCGGATGGTCTTGACCAGCTCCTCCGCTTTCTTCACTTCCCGGTCAGCATCAGCGGCTCTCTCCGCCCACTCCATGAATCGGGAAGGTTGTCGCAACCATTCCTTTTCCAGAGAGTGCTCATCGATTTTTAAGTCGCCGATGAAGTCCGGTCTCTCTTTATCTTTTCGAGCCATTGAGCATTCCTCCTTTCATATTCATTATACCCCGTGGTTCTCCTCATTTGATTCGTAACAAGCCATTACCAATCCGGGCCACCCGATGTTATAGAATGGCTCCCGAAATGCGTCCATCACGATGTATGCCCGCCCGTCGGGTTTCTTCATCATGACCACAGAG